GTATTCGATTATAAAGGTAGTACGTTTTCCGATATTAGTAAAGCTATTTCTTTCTAAGGTCGCTACTTCTTAAGCTAGTAGAGAGCTACTTATAGAGGCTATCCCTCTATCTGGGTCTATCCCCCCGACCTGTGAGATAACTATAGCCCAGCTCACAGATAGAGTAAAGATTAGTTAGGAATAAGCAGCTGGGTTATTATACCTAATAATTATATCTGCTACCCTTCCTTTATATACGCGCGTAGGTGGAAGGCTAGACAGCCAGAGGGTTAGACGTCTGGAGGTGTAGAGGTGTGGAAGTCTAGGGTCAGCACGTCAGGGCAAGCGGTGGATGGGTGGGGGAGGGGGTAATGCAGCAGTCCAAGGCCGAGGTGTCCTGCTCACGCATTTTCCTCACCTTTTTCACCCTCCCAGCACACCCATCCTAAAAAAAATTTTTTTTCAGAAAAACACAGTCCAGTGGCTACTATCCTATAATTTATAATCACCCTCCCATCTGCTAGACCATTACACAAAATATTTTTAACTACCCCTTTACTTTAGGTCTCGTTTAGGCTAGGCTTCTATTAGAGGTAGCCTTTTAGCAGATGAGACAAACACCATGGACCTACAGCGAATTATTCAAGACAAGTGCAAGACATTTGACACGCTGACTCCAGAGTTGGCTGTGGAGATTGTCATGTGTGCACCTGCTCTTTCGCTTGATGAGTGCCTGGACCGTTGCCTGCTTGAAGCATCCGAGCTCACAGAAGCGGAAATGGACTTTGCGAAGCGTCTCCACAAGCGTGGTCGTGCCAATGGCGTCAAGGATGCATGTGACAACTTGTTCATGCATATGAAGACCAAGACGGGCGGCCAGTCTGCTATTGAGTACCTGAACAAAGTATCTTCTGAGTTTGCGATGACTGCACAGAAGACATCAGCAGGCGGATTCCAGTTCCAGATTGTTTACCCAGCGGAAGAACAGAAGTCATAAAGAGGTGCCATCATGAAAGGACTCGTGATTGTCGTGCTCGCATTTGGGCTGGTTGGTTGCACTGCTATGTTGTGCAACTCTCCGATTGGTGACAACAAGTCTCAGCCTGCCAAGGTTACAACCACTATGGAATAACATTTATCATGACCACATACATTGCCTCCCCAACAATGGTCAAGTTCCACAAGAGTGATGCATTTGTTCGCTCACTCTTTGGGCCAATTGGTTCTGGCAAGTCTGTGGCATGCGTTGCTGAGATGATGCGCATTAGTTGCCACATCCAGCAGCCTACTCCTGGCACTAATGTCCGTGAGTCACGTTGGGTAGTTGTCCGCAACACTTATCGTGAACTCATGGATACAACAATTCAGACCTTCTTTGACTGGGTTCCTGAGCACACTGGCATATTCCTCAAGCAAGACTTGAAGTTCACATTCAAACAACCATTGCCAGATGGAACCATAGTCAAAGCAGAGTTTTTGTTTCGTGCTCTTGATAAGCCTGATGACATCAAGAAGTTGTTGTCACTCGAAGTCACAGGCGGATGGCTCAATGAGGCCCGTGAGATTCCAAAGGCAATTATGGATATGCTCATTGGTCGTCTTGGTCGCTATCCAAGAAAGGTTGACGGCAAGGGCGGAGCAACTCGCTACTGCCTTTTGATGGATACCAACCCGCCTGACTCCGATCACTGGTATTACAAGTTGTTTGAAGAACAGAAGCCTGAAGGTTATGAGATTTTCTATCAACCTTCTGGTCTGTCTCCAGAAGCAGAGAACATCAAGAACTTACCAGATGGTTATTATCAGAAGATGCAAGCGGGTAAAGATCAGGAGTGGATCAACGTGTATGTTCATGGCCAATATGGTTTTGTACAAGATGGCAAGCCTGTCTGGCCTGAGTACAAAGATGATTTCCATCACACTGATAAGGACATCATTGTTCCAAAGTCTCTTACCATTCATGTTGGTATTGACTTTGGTTTGACTCCAGCTGCTATATTTGGTGTCCGTACCCCAACTGACCAGATCATAGCTTTTGACGAGTTGGTAGCGGAAGATATGGATGCTCGCACATTTGGTAGACTGCTCAAGCAGAAGATCAACAGTGAGTACCAAGGATACAACTTTAGATTTACTGGTGACCCAGCTGGTGACTTCCGTGCTCAGTCTGATTCATCAACTCCATTTATGATGTTGGCTGCTGAGAAGATTCCAGCTGCCCCTGCTTGGACAAACGACCCTGTTATCCGTATAGGTGCTGCAGCTGCACCTATGAAGCGTTTGGACTCTGCTGGCAACCCTGGCTTCTTAGTAGGCCCAAAGTGCAAGGTTCTGAGAAAGGCACTTTCAGGCGGATATAAATACAGACGAATTAAAGTTGCAGGTGATGAGCGCTATCATGATGTTCCTGATAAGAACAGATACTCACACCCAGCAGATGGCTTCCAGTACTTGATGCTTAGCCTTGGTGAAGGAACAAGTTTGATTTCAAGCAACTCCTCTCCAACCAAGATCAACTACAATAATGATGGGATAATCTAAGATGGATAAGTACACTGATGACGACATCAAGAAAATCATAGCTGAAGAGATTGACCAGTCTTCTGGTTCATCTAATGATGCTGTTGATGCTGAGCGTCAGAAAGCATTGAAGTATTACCTTGGTCACAAGGGTGCTGTCAAGGCTGGCCGCTCTTCTGTGGTGTCAACTGACGTTGCAGACTCCATTGAGTGGATTCTTCCTGAGATTGTAAAGGCATTCACTCAAAATAATGAAGTTGTGACTTTTGACCCTGTTGGACCAAATGATGGCACTCAGGCTCAACTTGAGTCACGCTTTGTTTATGATGTATTGATGAAGCATAACAATGGCTTCTTGGCAATCCACACTCTTGTCAAAGATGCTTTGCTTCAAAAGAATGGTTTCATCAAGGTCTACTACAACAAGGCCAATCGTGTGGCAGTCGAGTCATATATTGGTATCACCACTCCTGAGCTGCAGATGATTCTAGCGGAGGATGATGTTGAGCTTGTTGGCCAGACTACATCAATTGATGAATCTGGAATCGAGATTCATGATGTCAACATCAGACGCGTTGAGTTGTCTGGCAGTGTTGTTGTAAAGCCTGTTGCCCCAGAGAACATGCGTGTCTATGGCCGCCACAATAGCATTGATCTGTCAGAGTGTCGCTTTATCAGTGAGACTCAATCACTTACCCGCTCTGACCTAGTTGAGAGTGGATATGACAAGGATGAAGTGTATTCCATTAGTGTCAGTGATGACATTGAGGCAGATAACCGCAGAACATATCGCTTTGAAGTCCAAGGTGAGTCAACATACGCTCAATCAACTGCAAAAACAATTTCACCTGAGAATGAGCTGTTGGATGTTACTGAAGCCTATATGTTCCTGGATTTGAATGATGATGGTATTGCAGAGCGTGTCAAAATCACATACATTGGTGATGATGAGCCTGTGCACATCCTGTCTGTTGAAGAGATTGATGAGTGCCCATATATCTCTGTGACTGCCATCATCATGTCTCACAAATTCTTCGGCCTGTCCATCTACGACAGACTGAAAGAGATTCAGGACATTAAGACTGCTCTGTGGCGCAACATGCTTGATAACATGTACCTGCAGAATAATCAGAGGACACTGGCACTTGAAGGTCAAGTCAACCTGGATGACTTGCTAGATGCAAGACCAGGCGGAGTTGTTCGTGTTAATAATATGGATGCAATTCGTCCATTCCCAACAAATCCTCTTAGCAGTGATAGCTACAACATGATGAGTTATATGGATCAAGTCCGTGCTGGTCGTGTTGGGGTGTCACCTGATGGTAGCATCAGTGATAGTGCAATGGGAGATCGTGTTGGATCAGAGGGTCTTGGTAAGCTACTCACACAAAAGGAAGAACTTGTTGGGTTAATGGTGCGTGTGTTTGCAGAGACTGGTATCAAACCTCTGTGCATTCGCATTCGTGATCTGTTGATCTCAAACAAGGATGCTGTTGAGGATTATGAATTCAGAGGTGGCTGGGCCAAGGTTAATCCATCGCGCTGGGTTGCTCGTAACTCAACAACTGTTCGCGTTGGCACTGGCTCAGGCAACCGCAAGGAACAAGCAGCTGCTCTTATGCAAGTGCTTACATTCCAAAGTCAAATTATTGCTCAGCCTGGTCAAGCAATTGTTACTGAAAAGAATGTATTTGCTGCACTCAATGACTTTATCAAAGCCTCTGGCATGCCAGGTGCTGTGCCGTACTTCCTTGATCCTGACTCTCCAGAGGGTCAAGAGAATAAGCAGCAAGTGGCTGCTTCAAGCCAGCAAGCACAAGAGAAAGAGATCAAAGAACAGCAGGCGCTTCTTGAAGCCCAGACAACAATTGCTCAGGCTGAGCAAACCAAAGCTCAAGCTGCACAAGAGTCTGTGTTGCTTAAAGGAAAGATTGAACGACTTAAAACTGCTCTTGATACAATCAAAGGGCAATCTGAAAACCGTATTGCTGAACTTGAGCAACAGTTGTCTGAAGCCCAGCTGCAACTCAAAGATGTGCATCACACTGAAGACCTTCAGTTTAAGTATGACCAACTTCAACAGCAGTATGAAATAGCAATGGCACAGTTACAATCTGGAGAGAAAGATGCTGACGCCAGAAAGAATTAATTCACTGGAGAACAGAATCGCAGTTGCAAGACGACAGGTTGAGGTGTATGAAGCACACATTGAACCTTTTATCTTGCAACAGGAGCAAAAATTGTTTGAAGCATTCTGTGGTGTACCTGCTCAGGATACTGAGCAACTCAGGATTATCAAGATGCAACAAACTGCACT